AGTGTTACAGCTAGATTTCAAGGAGCAGCTGCTGCGTGGTCATTTGTGTCTGATGCTAGAGATAAAAAAGATATTGAAGATTTAGAATTAGGTTTAGACTTTGTAAACAAATTAAAACCTAGAAAATTCAAATGGGATTTAAGAGATTCAGATGTAGATAAAAACAAAGAAGCATCTGGTTTTATAGCACAAGAGGTAAAAGAAGTTCTTGATGAAATGCAAAATGATTACACAGGAATAGTTGATACTAATAATCCTGATCAATATACTGTTTCACAAGCTAACATTATACCAATGCTTGTAAAAGCAATACAAGAATTAAAAGCAGAAATAGAATTACTAAAATCTAAATAATGAGCATAATAATAAAAAGAAACACAGCGACTATGGAGCGAGAAGGTCAAGAAGGTATAGATAATATTCTAAACCAACTACCTATGCACTTCGATCAAATATCAAATAATAAAAAAGTTGAAATAATAAAAGATCACTTTAAATATGTATTAGCACAAGATATTTATAAAAACGCTTTAACTGCTGAACAAATAGCAGATATGGAAAGTTATCTTCCTGAAAATTATGAAGATGATTATATAGATTAAATACAAATAAACAATAAAATTAAATTAAATTATGGCAAAAATTAAAAAAGAACAACTAGATAAAGTTTTAGAACAACAGACTGAACTAAATCAAACTGTAAATCAAATAGGTAGATTAGAAGCTAATAAGCATGCTTTACTTCATAAAATGGCTGGTATCAATCAAGATATTGAAGCTTTGAAAAAAGAACTTGAAGAAGAGTATGGGTCTGTTAATATAAATTTAGAAACAGGGGAATATACACCGATAGAGGAAGAGAAAGAAAATGAGTAACGTTATAAGAAAAATCAGTATTGGCTCTGATTACAAAAATGACGCAATGCATTATTCTGTTGGTCAAGAAGTTTATGGTGGCCACACTATTGCGTATATTTTGTTTGATGAAGACGATAACTCTTATAACATTCATATAAAAAAGAATAATGAGGTATTGCCATGGAAGAAGTTTAATTCTAACATGGCTATATCCATTGAATATGACTTAGAGTATTAATGAGGAGTGTATACGACTTTATCATTGAACCGCTTGGTGAGCGGTATGATAATGAGATTAATGTTGGCGATAAGAAGTTAATACTTAATTCAAAAATAGAAAATCATAAATTCGTTAACAACGAAGCTATTGTTGTTGCGACACCATTAGCATATACTACACCTATAAATAAAGGTGATAAGGTATTAGTGCACCACAATATATTTAGAAGATATTATAATCATCAAGGTAAAGAAGTTAACAGTAGTAAATACTTTACAGATAATAAATACTTCTGTCAAATAGATCAAATATACATGTATAACAAAGGCAATGATTGGATTTGTCTTGGTGATAGATGTTTTGTTGCTCCTATAGTTAATGAGGACGATCTAGATTTAAATAAAGAAAAAAAACATATTGGAGTACTAAAATATACAAATAATTCGTTAGAAGCAAATAATTTAAAAGTAAATGAAGTAGTTGGGTTTACACCTAATAGTGAGTTTGAGTTTATTGTTGAAAACGAATTACTATATTGTATGCGAACCAGAGACATTGTAATTAAATATGAATACGAAAGAAGCGAAACTCAATATAATCCAAGCTGGGCAAAAAGCGGTTAAAGAGTTAATTAAAGTAGCAGAAGAACAAATCATCACTAATACTGAAGATGACGTATCTGCTGATAGATTAAAGAACGCGGCTGCTACAAAAAAGCTAGCTATATTTGATGCTTTTGAAATACTTAACAGAATAGAAGAAGAAAAAGCTATGCTTGAATCTGCTGATAAGAAAACAAAAGAAAAAAGTTTTAAAGGTTTTGCTGAAGGAAGATCTAGATAATGTATCAACAAGAATTATATAAAGTATTAAAAGATCACATTAAACCTTCCATACTTAAAAAAAACAATCGCTATAAAAAGTGGGAATATGGTTATGATGTAGAACACGACGTGGTTGTTATAAGTAAAACTGGTGAAGTAGGAGAGATTATTGAAATACAAAACCTTAAAATAGCTTTACCAAAAGAAAACAATATACATAGGTTTGAAGATAATAAATGGAGTAGATTTGATTATCCTAAAGAATTAAAAAATATAAAGACGGTATTTGATTGGGATAAATACCCTAGTAATTTTAAAGAAAATTGGTATGAATATATTGACCAAGAATTTACCCGTAGGGAGGAAGGTTTTTGGTTTTATAACAAAGACGTTCCTACTTATATTACTGGCACTCATTACATGTACTTGCAGTGGTCTAAAATCGACGTGGGCGCTCCAAACTACCGTGAGTCAAACAGATTATTCTTTTTATTCTGGGAGGCTTGTAAAGCCGACGTACGGTCTTACGGGATGTGCTACCTTAAGAACAGGCGTTCTGGGTTCTCATTTATGGCATCCGGAGAGGTCGTTAATTTGGCAACCATATCCTCTGACTCTAGATATGGTATATTATCCAAGTCTGGGCCTGACGCTAAGACCATGTTCACCGATAAGGTGGTACCCATATCGGTTAATTACCCCTTCTTTTTCAAACCGATACAGGACGGTATGGACAGGCCAAAGACCGAACTCGCCTACCGTGTCCCAGCCAGTAAGCTTACCCGACGTAAGCTCATCGCAAACGAAGCCGTACCGGATCTCCAGGGACTGGACACCACGATCGACTGGAAGAACACAGGTGATAACTCCTACGATGGGGAGAAACTCAAACTCCTCGTCCACGATGAATCGGGGAAATGGGAGAAGCCGAACAACATCCTCAACAACTGGAGGGTTACGAAAACCACATTAAGATTAGGTAGTAGAGTAGTTGGTAAGTGTATGATGGGTTCAACTAGTAATGCACTTGAAAAAGGTGGTGATAATTTTAAAAAATTATACTATGACTCAGATGTCACAAAAAGAAACCGCAACGGACAGACTAGTTCGGGATTATATAGTTTGTTCATACCTATGGAATGGAACTACGAAGGATACATTGATTCTTATGGATTACCTGTATTCGATACACCGAAAGAAATTACCAAAGGACCACATGGTGAAATTATAAACATAGGTGTAATTGATTATTGGCAAAACGAAGTTGATGGTTTGAAGAATGATCAAGATGGTTTAAATGAATTTTATAGACAGTTTCCACGTACAGAGAAACATGCTTTTAGAGATGAAGCAAAAGAATCTTTATTTAATCTAACTAGAATATATGAACAAATAGATTTTAATGAAGATATAAAAAATAAATCATTGATTACTCGTGGTAGTTTTCAATGGGAGGGTGACAAAAGAGATACATTAGTAAGATTTATACCAAATAATAATGGTAGGTTTTTAGTTTCTTGGGTTCCACCTGCGCATTTGCAAAATCGTGTGATTATAAAAAATGGAGTGAAATATCCAGGTAATGAACACGTTGGCGCTTTTGGTTGTGACAGTTATGATATATCAGGAACTGTAGACAAGCGAGGATCAAAAGGTGCTTTCCACGGTTTAACTAAATTTAGTATGGAAATGGCACCAGCTAATATGTTCTTTTTGGAATATATAGCAAGACCTCAAACAGCTGAAATATTTTTTGAAGATGTATTAATGGCATTACATTTTTATGGTATGCCAATACTCGCAGAGAATAATAAACCAAGATTATTGTATTATTTAAAACGTAGAGGTTATAGACAGTTTTCTATAAATAGACCTGATAAGGTTTACAATAAACTTTCAGTTGCTGAAAAAGAAATAGGTGGTATACCAAATTCAAGTGAGGATATTAAGCAAGCACATGCTGCTGCTATAGAAACATATATAGAAGATCATGTCGGTATTTTAGAACACGGATATGGTCAAATGTATTTTCAAAAAACATTAGAAGACTGGGCGCAGTTTAATATAAACAACAGAACAAAACACGATGCTAGTATTAGTTCTGGTTTAGCTATTATGGCTTGTAATAAAAACAAATACACGCCAGTTTATAAAACGCAAAAGAAGCCTGTTGTATTATCTTTTAATAAGTATAACAACGATGGACAGATTTCAAAAATAATAAAATAGATGATTTATACTAATACTAATAGTTCTTTTCCGAGTCAGGTAGTATCAGACGCAGAGAAACAAAGCTATGAATACGGTTACGCCGTTGGAAGAGCTATTGAGAACGAGTGGTTCAGAGGTGACAGAGGACTTGGCGTTGGAGGTAGGTTCGGGAATAACTGGCAATACTTTCATAACTTAAGACTTTATGCAAGAGGCGAGCAGTCTGTACAAAAATATAAAGATGAGTTATCAATTAATGGTGACTTAAGTTATTTAAATTTAGATTGGAAACCTGTAGCGGTTTTATCTAAATTTGTAGATATAGTTGTAAATGGTATGACTGATAAAGGATATGAAATAAAATCTTTCGCATCAGATCCATATGCTATTAAAGAAAGAACTGATTTTGCTTTCAATGCTTTGAGAGATATTCAAAACAAAGAAATGATTGAACAGCTTAATCAAGCTACAGGAAGAAATTTTTATGCTTCGCCTGAACCAGAAAAATTACCATTAAGTCAAGAAGAATTAGATTTATTTTTACAATTAAACTATAAACAAAGTATTGAGATAGCTGAAGAAGAGGTTATAAACAATGTTTTAGATTATAATAAGTATGATGAAGTTAAAAAGCGTTTAGCTCAAGACTTAGTTATACTTGGTATTGGAGCTGTTAAAACAGATTTTAATTTAGCAAATGGTGTTACTGTTGATTATGTAGATCCTACAAATTTAGTATATTCTTATACTGAAGATCCTAATTTTGAAGACTTATATTATGTTGGTGAAGTTAAATCAATGAGTTTACAAGAAGTTAAAAAACAGTTTCCTGATTTAACTGATAAAGATTTAGAAGAAATACAAAAATATCCAGGAGATGCTAATTATACTAGAGGTTATTACGGTATAGATGATAATTATAATACTGTTCAAGTTTTATACTTTGAATATAAAACATATTCAAATCAAGTATTTAAAATAAAACAAACAGATCAAGGATTAGAAAAAGCTTTAGAAAAAGACGATACATTTAATCCACCTGACAGTGACAACTTTAACAAAGTACATAGAGCTATTGAGGTTTTATATAGTGGTGCTAAAGTTTTAGGGTTTGATAAAATGCTTAAATGGGAGATGTGTGAAAACATGACCAGACCATTTAGTGATCAAACAAAAGTTCAAATGAATTATAGTATTACAGCACCTAGAATGTACAAAGGTCGTATTGAAAGTGTTGTAAGTAAGTGTATTGGTTTTGCTGATATGATTCAGTTAACACATTTAAAAATACAACAAGTACTTTCACGTATGGTACCAGATGGTGTATTTGTAGACGTTGATGGTTTAGCTGAAGTTGATTTAGGTAATGGTACTAACTATAACCCACAAGAAGCTTTAAATATGTACTTCCAAACTGGTAGTATTGTTGGTAGAAGTTTAACACAAGATGGTGATCCTAATAGAGGTAAAGTACCTATTCAAGAATTACAAACATCGTCAGGTATAAGTAAAATACAAGCACTTGTACAAACATATGAGTATTATTTAAAAATGATACGTGATGTTACGGGATTAAACGAAGCTAGAGATGGTAGTCAACCAAATAAAGATTCATTAGTTGGTTTACAAAAATTAGCAGCCGCTGCATCTAACACAGCTACTAAACACATCTTACAATCAATGATGTATTTAACAGTTAGAACTTGTGAAAATATAAGTTTAAGAATAGCTGATATGCTTAATTTCCCTTTAACAAAACAAGCATTAATGAACTCTATAAATCAATTTAATGTTTCTAGTTTACAAGAAATAGATAAATTAAATATGCATGAGTTTGGTATATTCTTAGAGTTAGAACCTGAAGAAGAGGAAAAACAATACTTAGAAAGAAATATACAAATAGCTTTACAAGGTGGTCAAATAGGTTTAGAAGACGCTATTGATATTAGGGAAATAAGAAATTTAAAACTAGCAAATCAGTTTTTAAAGTATAGACAAAAAGTAAAAGCTGCTAATGATAGACAAGCACAATTAGCTAATATAGAAGCACAAGCCGCTGCTAACGCACAAGCTTCTGAAGCAGCTGCATTAGCTGAGTTACAGAAACAACAAGCTCTTAATGACAGTAAACTTCAATTAGAAAAAGGTAAGTCTCAGTTTGAAATACAACGTATGCAAGTAGAAGCTGAAATAAAAGAACAGTTAATGCAGAAAGAATTTGGTTTCAATATACAGTTAGCTCAAGCTAGAGCACAAGTTGAAAAATCAAAAGAACAAGAAATAGAAGATCGTAAAGATGAACGTGCTAGAATAATTGGTACACAGCAATCACAAATGATCTCACAGCGTCAAAACGATGAGCTACCAAAAAACTTTGAGTCAGCTGGTTTTGATTCTTTAGGAGGATTTGGACTAGAACAGTTTGAACCTCGTTAAAAATATTTTTTATTAATTTTATATTATTTTATTATGGCTGAAAAAGCAACAAAACAAGAAGGTGAATTTACCTTGAAAGGTAAAAAAACCAAACCAAAACAATTAGGTAAAGCTTCTAACGAACCTATTAAAGTTAATTTAAAAGAACCATTAGTTGAATTACCAGAACAAGAAGTAACTAAAGTAGTAATTAAAAACGAAGAAGATGCCGTTCAAACACAAGAGACAAATGATAGCAATGTTGTTGTCGAAGAACCCAAAGACAGTAGCAACAGCGAAAGAGTGGTTGAAGAAGTACGGTCCACCGAAGAAGAAGTAGAATCACCTATTACACTTATTGAGGTTGACGAAGAAGAAAAGGTAGAAGAAAAAGTTGAACAACCAAAAACAGAAACAGTTGTTGAACAAAGACAATTACCTGAAAACATTGAAAAACTAGTTTCATTTATGGAAGAAACTGGTGGCACAATCGAAGATTACACTAGATTAAATGCTGATTATACAAATGTAGATAACAATACATTAATCAGAGAATATTATAAACAAACCAAACCACATCTTGATTCTGAAGATGTAAGTCTTTTATTAGAAGACTTTGCATATGATGAAGAATTAGATGAACCAAAAGATGTACGCAAAAAGAAAATTGCGTTTAAAGAAGAAGTTGCAAAAGCTAAAAACTTTTTAGAGGGACTGAAAACTAAATATTACGATGAGATCAAGTTGAGACCAGGCGTAACTCAAGAACAACAAAAAGCTTTAGACTTTTTCAATAGATATAATGAAGATCAACGTGTCGCAGAAGAAAGGCATAAGGATTTTTTATCAAAAACAAATAACTTTTTAAGTGACGATTTCAAAGGTTTTGATTTCAATGTCGGTGATAAAAAGTTTAGATATGGTGTTAAAAATCCTAAACAAATAGCTGAAACTCAATCAGATATTTCTAATTTCATAGGGAAGTTCCTAGATAAAAAAGGAAATGTTAATGATTACCAAGGCTATCACAAAGCTTTATATGCGGCTAGAAATGCTGACACTATTGCTCAACATTTTTATGAGCAAGGTAAAGCAGATGCTACTAAAGATATAATGGCTAAATCAAAGAATATATCAAATGAACCTCGTAAAACAGCTTCAGGTGATGTATTTGTTGGTGGTTTAAAAGTTAGATCTATAAGTGGACTTGACTCTTCAAAACTAAAAATTAAAACAAGAAAGTTTAAATAATTAAAAATTAAAAAAAATGAGTTTAACTCCACAATTTGGCTCAATAACTCCTTCTCAAAAACAAGAGGTTTTAGCGAGCAATTTCTTGGTATTTGATAACGCGACTGATGGAACTGATACTTTCGCGGCTCAATATTTACCAGAAATTTATGAACAAGAAGTTGAAAGATATGGTAATAGAACTTTATCTGGATTCTTAAGAATGGTAGGCGCTGAAATGCCTATGACTTCTGATCAAGTAATTTGGTCAGAGCAAAATAGATTACATGTAGCTTATACAGGTGTTGTAACAAGATCTGCTGCTGCAAGTACTTTAACTATCCCAACTGGTGGTTCCGGTTCTACTTTTGAAGAGAACGTTATTTCAGTTAACCAAACAATTGTTGTTATGGATCCTGCTACAGGAACAGAAGCAAAATGTTTAGTAACTTCATCTAACGCTGGAACTGGTACTGACGAAGGATTTATTACAGCTCGTCCTTATACTGTAGCTCACTTATCTGATGCAGGTTTCACAGATGCTATGGACGATCTTAAAGTATTTGTTTACGGTTCTGAATACGCAAAAGGACAAGCTATTGCTAATCAGTCTGGAACTGATCAAGGATATATAAGTATTACTCCTTCTTTCACTCAATTTTCTAACTCACCAGTTATTATCAGAAACAAATATGTTGTATCTGGTTCTGACACTGCTCAGATTGGTTGGGTTGAAGTTGCTACTGAAGATGGAACTTCTGGATACTTATGGTATTTAAAAGCTGAGTCTGAAACTAGACTAAGATTTGAAGACTATTTAGAAATGGTATGTGTTGAAGGTGAGCAGAAAGCTGCTGCTTCAGGCGTTGGTGCTGATATTAGAGGTACACAAGGTCTTTTTGCTGCTATCGAAGATAGAGGTAATGTAAACGTAGGCTTTACTGCTGCTGCTGGACTTGATGCATTTGATGACGTCCTTAAAAACTTAGATACTCAAGGAGCTATTGAAGAAAACATGTTATTCTTACAAAGACAAACGTCTTTAGATTTTGATGATATGTTAGCTGCAGTTTCTTCTGGTATGCAAGGTGGTGTTGCTTTTGGATTATTTGAAAACTCTGAAGAAATGGCGTTAAATCTTGGATTTAGTGGTTTCAGAAGAGGTTCTTATGATTTCTATAAGACTGACTGGAAATACTTAAACGATGCTTCTACAAGAGGAGCTATCGATGGTATTAACTCAATTGAAGGTGTACTAATCCCAGCTGGTACGTCAACTGTTTATGACCAAATTCTTGGTTCTAACATCAGAAGACCTTTCTTACACGTAAGATATAGAGCTTCACAAACTGATGATAGAAGAATGAAGCAGTGGCTAACTGGTTCTGTTGGTGGTGCGTTCACATCTGATCTTGATGCGATGGAAGTTAACTTCTTATCTGAAAGATGTTTATGTGTACAAGGTGCTAACAACTTTGTATTATTCAAAGGAGTGTAATTACTTTATAAAGGTTAGGGCGCTTCGGCGCCCATATACCTTTTTTATTATTTAATTTTATTATATCATGGCAAAAGAAAAAAATACAGAGGTGGCTGTTGAACAACCTAAAAAGGTTGCTCCACCAAAAAAAGAAATTAAAAAAGATACTTGGGAAGTAAAAGATCGTAAGTATATTTTAAAAGGAAATAAAAATCCTTTAACATTAACTATACCAACAAAGCACACAACAAAACATTCTCTCTTGTATTTTGATGCTGAATCAAGAAAGCAAAGAGAATTAAGATATGCTACTAATCAAGCATCACCGTTTGTAGATGAACAAAAAGGTGAAGTAACTTTAGGTCATATCGTTTTTAGAGAAGGTGCACTTATAGTTAAAAAAGAAAATCAAGCATTACAAAAACTATTATCACTTTATCACCCTTTAAAGAACAAAGTATATAAAGAGTTTGATACTGTTGAAATAGCTGAAGATCAACTTGATATATTAGAACTACAAATAGAAGCTTTAAATGCTGCTAAGAATATGGATATAGATCATGCTGAAGCTATATTAAGAGTAGAAGTTGGTTCTAAGGTATCTAAGATGAGTTCTAAGGAACTTAAAAGAGATTTATTATTATTTGCTAGTAAAAACCCAGCGTTGTTTATAAACTTAGCAAATGATGAAAACGTACAATTAAGAAACTTTGCAGTTAGAGCAAGCGAAGCTAGAATTATAGAGTTATCTGGAGATCAAAGATACTTTACTTGGGCTAGCAACGGTAGAAAATTAATGGAGGTTCCGTTTGATGAAAATCCATTCTCAGCTTTTGCAGCTTATCTTAAAACAGATGAAGGTGTAGAAGTTTATAGATCTATAGATAAAAAGCTTGGATAACGTGTAATAATAATATGAGGCGGCTGCGGTCGCCTCTATATTAAAATAAAAATATAAATGGCAATAAACGTAAATACTGTTTACACAACGGTACTGTCTATTCTTAATAAAGAACAGAGAGGTTATATAACACCAGATGAGTTTAACAAACTAGCTACACAAGTACAGTTAGATATATTCGAAAATTATTTTGAAGATTTAAACCAACAGTTACGTGTGCCGCAAACGGAAAGCGAGTACGCTAACCGTAGAAAAAATATAGATGATTGTATTTCTATATTTAAAACAATTGGTGATACTACAGTGGTACCAATTGGTGTAGTGAATAGTTTAAGTTTAACTAGTGGTGGTACTGGTTATACAGCTGCTAATAATGTATCAACTTCAGGTGGTACTGGAACTGGTTTAACTGTAGATACAAATATTACAAATCCAACATTTACTTTAAGTGCTGCTGGTACAGGTTATTCCGCTGCATCTAACGTAGGTGTTACAGGTGGTTCTGGTGTAGGTTTAACAGTTAATATAAATTCTGTAAACTCTTCTACTGGTGCAATAGTATCAATTAGTATAAACACTCCAGGAACTGGTTATTTAAATACAGAAGTATTAACTGTTAATGCTGGTAATGTAGACGGTACAATAACTTTAACATCTGATAGCAATGGTGTTATATCTAGTGTCGCTATAAATAATGGTGGTTCAGCTTATTCATTAAATGATACAATAACTGTTTTAACTGGTAATGCAGATGCTACAGCAACAGTAAGTTCAATAAACTCACAGCTTTATTTTTTACCACCTTCAGACTTGCATAGAATAGGTACTGTAATATATAAAGACGAATTAGAACTTCAAAGAGTTGAACGAGATGAATTTCTTCACATTAACATGTCTCGATTAACTAAACCGACAACTGATTATCCTATATACATATACGAGAGAGCTACTCAGGGAACTTCTGGTAATAATACTGGTATACCACATATATACGTATACCCAACAAGTATTACCACAGCTTCAGACATTAAGGTTTCATATATAAGAAAACCTGCTAATGTTATTTGGGGCTTTACTGTTGGTGGTTTGAATCAATATCTTTATAGTTCTTCAGCGTCAACACAATTTGAACTTCATCCGTCAGAACAAAACGAAGTTATAATGAGGATATTAGCTTATGCTGGAGTTGTAATAAGAGATCCACAAATTGTTCAAGCAGCTGCACAAGCAGTTCAAACTGAAGAAATAAATTCAAAAAGTTAATAGATGGCTTACTCAACAGAAAACAATAGACAATATTACGAAGGCGCTCAAGGCTTTTTAGGTGATGGAACTACAGCTTCTTTCACTACAACTTTTGAAACAGATTTAGCTTGGTTTGCAGCTTCTAATACAGATCCAAACTACGGTAAAAATAATTTTAAATTATACCAAAGCGCTACTGGTGCTGCTGGTAGTTGGAGCGAAACAACAAGTGGTTATACTGTTTCTGGTAATGTAATAACATTTACTTCTGCACCTGCAGATGGTAATAATATAGTTGTACAACTTAAAAAATTAGATGGTGGTAACTACGGTAGTACAGCTGCTGATAAAGCTTATGGTAATACTGTTGAAGAAAATTATGGTAGCTATGCTTATATAAAATTAGATGAAGTTGTAAATAACTTTTTAGTAGCATATGTTGGTGCTGATAAGTTAGTTAGAGATGTAAAAAGAACTGATGTAATATTCCACGCTAAACGCGGTTTACAAGAGTTTAGTTACGATACACTTAGAAGTATTAAATCTCAAGAATTAAATATACCACATAATTTAAGTATACCATTACCGCAAGATTATGTTAATTATGTTAACGTTTATTGGATTGATGATCAAGGCGCTAAGCATATTATAATGCCAGCAACAACAATAACATCAAGTCCTTATGAATTACCAATACAAGATGCTGAAGGTGTGGCAACTCAAGATGGTTACGGTAATAATTTAGAATCCACTTCTTTAATAGAGAATAGATGGAAAAATAATTCCCTTGCGAATAGATTAACAAAAGATTTAATTGACGATACTGTATTAGCTTCTTTTTACTATAATTATGATTTCCCATTTTTTGGTTATGGCCAGTTATATGGATTAGAAGCTCAATATGCTAATGTAAATGGTTTCTGGCATATAAACGAAAGAGAAGGTAAGATGTCTTTTTCAAATGATTTAGTTGATAAGCTAATTATATTTGAATATATATCTGATGGTTTAGCTGTTGATTTAGATACTAAAGTGCCCAAACTTGCTGAAGAAGCAATGTATGCACATATACTACATGCTATTATATCTACAAGAATCGGTCAACCAGAGTATATTGTACAAAGATTAAAGAAAGAAAGAAGTGCTAAACTTAGAAACGCTAAGATACGTTTATCTAATATCAAACTAAATGAGTTTGTACAGATAATGCGTAACAAATCTAAATGGATTAAACACTAAATATGGCTGAAGTTAAAAATGCTTTTCTAAAGTCTAAGATGAATAAAGACCTAGATGCTAGGTTACTTCCATCAGGTGAATATAGAGATGCTCAAAACGCTCAGATAAGTAGATCTGAAGGTGATGACGTAGGTGCATTAACTAATGTTTTAGGTAATAAATTGTTAGTTCAATTTAATGTTTTCCAAAACAATATGACATCTATAGGTTATTATGTTGATGAAACTAATAATGATATATATGTATTTTTAACAGATAATTTTACAAGTAATTGGGTGCCTGGTCCAGTAAGTGGTTTATTAAGACACTCTATATGGAAGTATAATGTAAAGACTGAGGTTAAAACAAAATTAGTTGAAGGTGCTTTCTTAAACTTCTCAACACATTTTCCTATAGTAGCAGTTAACTTATTAGAAGACATGTTATTTTGGACTGATAATAGAAATCAGCCAAGAAAAATAAATGTAGCTAAAGCATCTGCTAACTCCTCTTATTATACAAATGAAGATCAAATATCTGTAGCAAAATATAATCCATTTCAAGCAATAGAGCTTTATGAAACAGCTAAGGTTGACCCAGCAAGTGCGCTAGGTGATTATCAGTGTTCAATGAAAGATGTAACTAGTAA